GCAGTTTATTGGAAAGCAACAGGACAAAAACCAGCTTTACTTTCTGTTACTGCATCAGATTATAACATCATAGATGAAACGAATTGTGAGTTATTACAGGAAGATAACCTTGAAATAGCTTATAATGAAATGGTAAAATCTTGGGAAGTTACCCAGAATTTACTGAAAGCAAGTAATGGTTCATGGAAAACTTTATGTAGTCTTATTCAACCAGACATGAATGAGATAGCTAGGTTACATGGACCAGAGTTTGTTCAAATCGCAAAACAACTTTGGGAGTATTAAATGACAGAACTATATAAACTTTACAGAAATGATGCTGATACAACTAGCATTGAAGCAGTTGAAAGCATTGATGTGTCAAAAATGGAGAAAATTGTCTATGAAGTCATAGATAGTTACGGACAATCTGGGTGCATACAGGATGATGTATTAAAAAAGCTACCTCAATTTAGATATTCATCCATTACTGCTCGTTTTAAGGCACTAGAGGAGAAGAACTTGATTGTTAGGTGTAACACCACCAAAAAAGGTGATTCAGGTCGTAGTCAGCGTTATATGATGTCTAAAAGATATTACGATTTAGAGGATTTAACAGAAGAAGAAAAATTACAGGGATTATTAGGGGTATAAAATGGATTATAATGAAAGAGAGCAGAGGTTAGACCTATTGCAAATGAAATTAGACAAGATAAAAGAAGAATTAAAGTCTATTCAGAAAGAAAAGCAAACTCTTTTGGAGAGTTTAAATCATTGTAACATTTTGTTAGAAAAGTTTACAGGAGAGAGCAATGACTAACCTAAACAAAACTATGGATGCAGTAGCAGAGCTGCACAAATCGCATGGTGTAAGACAAAAAGGTGGTAAACTTTATACACAGGTTGTTCACAGAATGGAAGCGTTTAGAAAGCAACATGGCACAGAGTTTGGTGTTGATACATCTATACTTGTAAATGACGGACAAAAAGTTGTAGTAAAAGCAATTATAACAGACAAAGATAGTCGTATAGTTGGTGCTGGTATGGCTGAAGAAATACGAGGGCAAGGTCTTGTCAACACAACATCTGCATTGGAAAATGCTGAAACATCTGCTATTGGTAGAGCATTAGCTAGTCTTGGACTTGCTGGTGGTGAGTATGCAAGTGCAAATGAAATGGATGCAGTTGTTCGCAAAACTGATGCCATTAAAGAGACACCTCAAAAAGAGGTAAAGAATGAGGTGGTGGAGCAAACCCCTGTAGATAACACTCCACCATCTCAACCAAATGCACAGATTAACCCTTTAGACGCAGTTCAAAGATACGAGCAAATGATTACTCGTATAAAACAAGCTCGATTTACTGAAAACAGGGAAGCAGGTCAGTTAAGATTATTACAAGATAGATTTCAGAGAGACTATGAAAGTGAAATAATGAAACTACCAAAAGAAATTCAACAAAAAATATTAAAATTATTTACGGATGCCGAAAATCAATTAAAATCACAAATAAGGAGATAAAATGGCTAATCAATATAAGAAAGTATTTACCTGTAAGTTATTTAAAAACGAAAGGGTTATTTCTAACAGAACACATAGCAACAGTAATTGGGTTCCTATGGTAAACAAAGAACAAGCGGATATTGTTTTAAAGGCAGGAAAAAAATATTCAGCAAGTTTGTTTGAAAATGATTCAGGGGGGTTTGATTTTTCTTTATCTGAAATAATAAACACATACGAAGGCGAGATGGATTCTATTTCCGCAGCAGTATCACAACCAGGCATGAAATCCATAGCTGAAGTTATGGAATCAAATCAAGTTGAAGAAAAGAAAGAAGAAGAAAAGAAATTAGATGGGGATGATATTCCTTTTTAAGACTTCTTTTTAGATTTCTTTTTAGTTTTTTTAACAGGGGTAGACTTTAATGGTCTACCTTTTTTCTTTCCATAAGGCATAGATTTATCCTTTTTTAATTTGTTTTTTAATAATCGTAAAATATTTACAAGACGATAATAACACGCAATTAAAAATTTTTTAATTATTGTTGTAATCATGTTGATATATTCCTCATTCTTTTACATAATCTTTCAGCACGGTTAGTTACTTGTTTATACCATTTGGAATCTTCCATTTGAAATGCTGCTTCTTGCCACTCAAGATTATCAACTGCTCTTTTCATCTTATGAAAGCGAGATAATCTTGGTCTACCCATGTTGAACATCATGTTAGCTATAATTAATTGTGCTTCTTCTGGCAAAGTATAAAAATCGTCATATAACAAAGTACATTCATCTAAAGTTATATTTAAATCTTGTTCAAATAGTTCATTTACTCTTTCATCATCTATATATGTACCAACTTCTAAATTATATTCTGGGTCTGTTTCTTTTATCAAATGACCCACGCCTAGCGTCTTTAGGGAAAGATGATCTAAATAAATCTCATTCTTGTAGCCCTCATCAGCTTTAATTTCTTCTTTTAGTCTTTCTATATCCATTTGTTTTTCCTCTCTTTCCCATAAGTAATGCACAATGTTTCATATAAAAATAATTGCCAATTTTATTAAAGAACTTTGACAAACTCAAATAAAAACTAATCATTTTGTTATCTTCTTATACTTTTCAAAAGTACGAAGTCCGCCTAATCCAAGCATACCCATAAGTACAGTCATTAAAGAACCCATATCAAAAACTGGTAACTCTGGTATTTGTATTTTTAAATATGCACACACAAATATAGTTACAGGTGCAAGGACAAAGTGCCAACATAAAGCAATGCCGCAAGTCCAGCCAATAAAAGGTCTCCACCCAGCAACAAATATAGACTTATGTTGTGCTTCTGCTTTGTTAATTTCAATCTGACCTTTAGCTAATTCTTGTGCGTGTTTTTCTGCCATAGTAGCCAGGTCATGTGCCAATTTATTTTTGACATCTTTGTCCTCAATAAACTTTCCAACAAGTTTACTTACTGGACCTATTAGTGCTGTTAGCATTGTTATCTCCTTTATGTTCATGACCCATCCATATTCCAAATACTCCAGTCATTACTCCCATAACAACTGAAACAAAAGCTGATTGACTTGCGGTTGGGTCTGTTAAATTCATAAACCATTCAGCACATCTCCAAGACATTATCGTACTTGCTAACATCATGAAGCGTGGTAGAATTTTCCACTTTAAAAATGTATCTACATTCATCTTAAAATCTCATTTAATCCAAAAACCTCTAGTAACATAAAAGTAAGAAACAATAACAACACACCACCTGCTATAAGTTTACCAGAAAAGTTTGTTGAACCTATGCGTATAGCCACAAATTCATTGCCAAGTATTCGCAGTATAAGTTCAAAACTATTTTCTCCTACCTTTAAATCAATAGGTTTTTTCTTATCATCTGTCATTAATATAACCTCATAGTTTCATTTACATTAACCAATTTACAGAAACAATCATAGTTTTTTTCATCTTCACCAATTTTAATTGATTGATTGTCAAGGTAATTTTTAAAATAATCGCAATTATTTACATTAGCAAAATGCGTTTGCCCTGCTGGAACACCAGCCAAATAACACATTAAAAGAAAAGCTGGTTTCATTTTACACTCTGCCTTAAACTATCTAAAACATCATCAATAGTTGGTTCTTTTGAATTTGGATTGTGCAAGCATTTAAATTGACGAGGACAACCAATAAAAGTATCAGTAAATTCCAATTCATAAGTTTTATTTGCTCCTTGATAAATACAAGCTAACTTGCCTTTGTAAGTTTTTTGATACTTTAATCTGCAAGTTACATACACTTTTTTGTTTTTCCTGTATTGTTTTTGTTGCCAGGACCACTTTGGTTGACCTTTGTATTTGTATTCTTTTCCGCCAGAGTTAAGTGTGGTTGGATATAACATAAGTAAAAATGCAATAACATAACTACCAACCATATTTATTTTTTAATAATAACAAAATAAAAACAATAAAACCTATTACAGTTACACATAATATTATTATGCCTATAGCACTTAATATTTGTTCTTTAAATTGTTGCCTTTCATAAATTTGCTTTTGTCTATCTTTTCTTATTTTGCCCTCCATTTGAAGCAACTCATTATATGAATTTGGTCCAAATGTAAAATTTAAAAATGTTTTTAGTTCTTGTCTTTGTTGTTCAAGTTTCTTTTTTGCAGCGTATGCTTCTAATGCTTGTTGCTCTATAGAACTTGCATACATAAGTTTTTTAAATAAAGGTGGGTTTTTAGCTTGTTTTTCAGCGTTGTCAACATCAGATACAGCACCCATCCAACGACCAATATCGCCAGTCATACTTTCTAAATCACGACCTAACTGAAATCCAGCTTTAATTGTTTCAAATGCTTTGGTGGCAATTCCTACTGCTGCTGTAATTGTTAATGGGTCCATTTAAGTATTCTTTCATCTCACTAACAAACCTATTAAAAGAATAATTGCAGTACCAGAAGTGCCAATCATTATGTGTTCTATTCTTTTAATGCGAAGTATTGTTTCTTTCCATCTCTCTGCACACACAGCTTCATGTGTATCAACTTGTGCTTTTAATTCTGTAACAGTTAATTTAGGCATATACTCTAATAAAGCTCCCAACATAACAGTTATGCTAAATCTCCAAATACTGTGCTTGAACCATTTTGGTTAAGGTCTGCAAGTGCTACTGATGAAGATGTTTGTTTTTTAATACTAAATCCATAACCTGTTGTTGCTTGATTAACAGCATCATCTATATTTACAACAAAAACTCCACCACCATCTTGTTTGTCATCACCTCCAAAAACTGTATTATAAACTGTACCACCCATATTTGAAGTAAATACTGGAGCCGCTTTGCCTGTAGCAGAATCCGTAACTGAACTTGTATTAAATGAATCTGAAACAGTCATACCTGAACCTGATACTCTGCTCCATTGTTTAGCCAAACCTTGTTGAAGATTAGTCGTAGCAGTTCCTTCACCAATTATAGAAACTATACCAGTAGAAGCCATTGTTGCTTTAGTTGATCCAGCTATATCTAACTTAATTGTATCATTTGTTGCTAAATTAATGCCAGAATCTTGATCTCCACTAGCATTTAATAATTTGTCTACTTTTAATTCACTTGCCATTATGCTAAATCTCCAAATGTTGTGCCATTGCTGTTAGATAAGTCAGCGTTAGTTCTATTTGTACTGCTGTCAACATAGTAAGTTTCACATTTTACAGAACTTGTAGCATAACTTGCAGTGTTATCCTGTGGTTCGTGATGTAAGCCAGATGAAGTCCCACTAGGTATTTGAGCTGCTGTGCCTTGAAAGCAGTAATTTATATTGCTCATGTTTGTGCTAAAATTATAAGTGTAAATCCCTGAACCACCGTCTGTTATACTCCCAACATTTAACGAATCTAAAGCCGCAGGTGTAGAAGCATCACTATCTAAATTTATCCACATTTTAGCTAATCCTTGTTGTAAGTTTGTAGCATTTGAACCACCCTCTCCTGTAACACTAATGCTGCCTGTTGCTGTAACTCCAGTTAATGTGTCTACTTTTAATATACTAGCCATTATGCTAAATCTCCATGAACTGATGACCCCATTGCGTGATCTTGATATGAAACAGAAGTATTTGTTGTACCATGAGCAAATTGTGCAGTTGTTGTTGCGTTTGTTGAGGATAAAATAAGATTAAGACCACCACTTTCTTGTTGTATTGTAAGAGATATATAAAAATTTACGGAAGCCATTGAATTAGTAAAATTTACATCTACTTGACCTGTTGCTCTGTCATCTATTGAACTGCAATTTAAAGAATCTAATAAACTTGTGCCATCACCACTTGTTCGTGTCCAACATTTAGCCAAACCTTGTTGGAGATTGGTTGTCGTTGAGTTTCCCTCACCTGTAACTGATATACTGCCTGATGTGGTTACACCTGTAATTTTATCTACATTTAATTGACTTGTCATACAATGCTCCAATACCCACTAACAGTAACAGTAGCAGTTGTTGCAATGGTAACAGGACCAGCAGACATACCATTATTAGCTGCATCAATAGTAAAACTGGAAACTATTTGATTTTCATTTAATCTTACTACAGACTCATAAGTAGCTTGATCTCCAGATTTGCCAATGTAATTTAACTCACTCATGTCTTACTCCTATGCGTAAGGACTTGTTCCTAAATTAGTTGAATCCCAAGCTGCTTTAAGTTTAGCAATAGTGTCTGCATCTGATATTGCCTTTGCAGCAGGTGCATCTCTTAATGCTTTTTTCTTCGTTTTAATTGTAGATTGAGCAGATGTATCATCATCTTCTAATGCTTTCATAAACAAAGTATCTTGTTCTTCAAGCAAATCTTTTCTTACTTCCCTTATTTTATCTTTAAATATAACTTTAGCTGCTGTTATATCTTCGGTTATTGTTGATCCAGATAAACTCCAAGCATTTCTAAAATGTCTATCAGATGGAACAGTTGCTTTAGAAGCATCTACACTATTGCCATCTTTATCCACTATCATTGTTTTCGCCATATCTAACTCCTTATGCTACTTTTTGGCTTTTGTTAATATTCTCATCAATTTTCCAAGCATTTCTCCAAACTCTTGTACTTGGAAGTTGATCCTTTCTACAGATAACCAATCTAGGTCTATTGGCTTTTTCGTAATTTCTCCACACTCTCTGTGGTATATCCTTCATAATTAAATATTCTATTGCCTGTTCTTCTGTCATTGCTTCAATAGGTTTAGTATTGTGTAACAAGTAACCTCTTGTATGTTTTTTAAAATCTGGTTTTGCTTCATCTTCTGCTAACGCCCAGTAGACTTCAACTGGTGGTAGTATGCCACCTTGTAACGCACAAGCCATCCAATTAGGATCAGGCACAGTTATTTTTGCACATTCGTCTGGTGCATCTGGGTCCTCCCATACAACACGATATTCTGATTGCACACCTTCTAGCTTTTCTTTCGCCCAAAGTAACCTATCCCATAAATGTGTACCTTGAAACTCTGGTGTTTTTATCATGTAATCTCCATGATACTTAATGTTCCTGAAAGTTTATCTGCTACCGAACAATCTATCTTTAATACATCTGTTGTCTCTAATATTACCTTGCCACCTGTTAAAAGTTCTAATGAAGAACCTACTGGAATAGGTACATCCTTTGCTAAAAAAGCTGTTCCATTTGTAGCACCTCTGCCACCACCTGATGTGTCTGATTCCAATTCAACCTCTGCTGTAACTTGAGCAGTATGAATATTTGTAAGAACAAGACCTATGATAACAGTCGTTGTGCTACTTGGTGTAGTATAAACTGTATATGGTGTACCTGCACTATTTGGCTCGGCTGCAAATGTTACCACTTTAAATGTATTAGCCATTACTTTCTCCTATCTTCTTTATACACTAACCCAAAGCGATTGCAAGAGCAACTGGGTCCTCTAAAGTACACGCTATTGTTACTGTATCTGTAGAACTGCCTGTAGTCGTAATATTTGCACCAGCAGCTATTGTTAATGTATTTCCATTTGTTATTGTTTGACTAGAACCACTAGACCCTGCAACAGTAAAACTTGTCATTTCCCCAGAGCCATCTGCACCTGATTGAACAAATTGCACTCCAACGCCATCTGAATTAGAAAACGTACCGTTTGAAATCACATGAGTTACAGCTACTTTAGTATATCCACTAGCATCTGTAACAGCACCACTTACTTTAAACGTAGCATAAGTTGATGGAGTGCCTTCTTTTGTAACTGTTATAAATCCACGACTAGCGTCATTAGTTACATCATCCCATGATTGAACAAAGCCAGAAATATCAACCCCAGCATCATCAGCATCATCTACATAAAGAACAGAAACACTTGACACAGTTGCATTGTTAAACGCAATCTTTCCAGAACCAGGATCAGCGTCAGAAGTTGAATTACTCCAAGTCATTGCTAAACCAGCCACGCCAGAAGCTCCAGTAGAACCTGTTGATCCAGTATCGCCTTTATCACCAGTTCTGGTAAAATGTACTGATAGTTCATCTGCTGCACTAAAAGTATTATTAGAAGCTAAATGAGTTACAGCTAGTTTGTTATAACCACTTGCATCTGTAGCAGCTCCAGTTATAGAAAACCTAGCATAAGTAGATGAATCATTTATATCTACTATATGTAAAAAACCTTTAACACTAGAGGTGCTATCATCCCATGCTATTGTGTCAGCTTGTGTTGTTACACCATTTGCATCAGCATCATCTATATATATAGCTGTTACACTCGCATAAGTTCCATTATTAAAAGCTATTTCCCCAGCTCCAGGATCAGCATCAGAAGTACCACTATCAAATTTATAATAATAACCTGGTATTGCTCCATCCTCACCACTAGCTACAAATGATAGAAATACCTTGTCATCATTTGCAAATGTTCCAGCACCATCAATGTAAGTTAAAGCTAATTTTGTGTAACCAGAAGCATCAGTAACCGCACCTGATATTTTCCACACCGCCCATGTGTCTAATGTATTAGATTTACTTAATCTTATTCTTCCCCTGTTAGTTGCGTTACCAGATACATCATCAAAACTTTGCACCCACGCACTTACATCTGTGCCATTTATTTCTGCATCATCTACATACGCTATTGTTGCAGAAGATAATGTTGCGTTGTTAAAACGAATATAACCAGAACCAGGATCAGAATCAGTAGTTGTAGTTGAATATGTAAATTGTGCAGAATCACCACCTGCTGGTAAAAAATCCGCTATTGTTGTTAAGTTACCATCACTATCAAACCCTAATGCTTTAGACGCTCTATTTGTTGCACTATCTGTAAATTCTGGCGTTGTTATCGTGTTTGTCCTTGATACTTTAAATGACCTGTCAACTTCCTCTTGCATTTGCTGTGTAATAAAAGTTAATCTGTCTAAAGCATCTTCATGAGTAGCCGCAGGAAATGGGTCATTAGCAACATAATCTGTTGATTGTGTTAATGCCATGTTTCTTCTAATTACAACAGTAACTCCGCTTGCAGGTGCACTACCAAACTCAACATTACCACCACTTGTAACACCAGCATTAGTTACTGTGTAATGTGTTGTTAATGTTTGGACAGTTTCCGTTCCTGTGCTTGACCTTAAAATTACTGTTAAATCTGCATCTGCAAATATTTTAAAGCCGTAAGCAAAAGTGGTTGTGCTTCCATCACCTGAATAACTGTTCCTTGTGGTTGTGCTACTTACTGTCATGGCTACCTCATTTTTTGTTTATAATATATTTTGTTGTATAAATCAATTAATCTATTGCTTTCTCTATAATAGTTTTTTTTGCAAACCTTGATGGCGGTAAATAAAATTGTTGGTCAAAATCTTTTTTCATTCGTCTTTCCATCCTTTTTAAATAACCAGGATTAGACTTTTCCATTAAACCATATATAAACATATAATCTAAAGCTGCTTTTGTATAAAATAGATTAATATAAGGTGTGTTAGAAACTAAAGTTCTAAATCCTTGTTGCGTTACTTTATCAACATTACCATCTCTTAAATTAGAATATAACTTTAACATATCGGCTGCTGTTCCAAATGTAGGACCTGCAAAAGTTTCTAATGGTGATTGTCCGTATCTGTTAAATTCTCCAAAAACAAAATCTCCGTAAATCCCTGCACCACCACCTTGCGTAAAAGCTCTCATAAATGTTTTTGTATTTAAACCATTTCTTTCACTAAAAACTTCTGCTGGATTTTTGCCTTTTAAAATATCTTTTAATGACATAGATAAATAACCCATAACAGTTGTGCCTACCATCATTTGTGATAAACCTAATATTCCACTATTTCCTATTTGTTTTTGTGCATAATATTGTTGTCTCATACCTTTAGTAATATAAGTTATTGGAAATCCTTTAAGTTGCATTATAGCTCTTACAGCTTCACCTACAACAGTTCCCCTTAAAGTTCCCATATTCATAACGGCTCTTTCTTTAGCTCCTGGCGTTGGTATAGCTGAATCTGCTGCATCTCCGTAAAAAGTAGATAGCTTTGTAGTTAATTCATCTTTATATTTTTGTAATTCATTTTCAGTTACAACTTTCTTTTTTCTTTTTCTAAAAGCATTTGCCCTTGCTAAAGCTGCTTGTTCTATTACTTGACTAGGTATAGTGTCTACAGCAGAAGGCACTAAATAATTGTTATTATCTAATGCTGTTTTCTGCATTTGACTGTATAAACTCCATTCAAGTTCACCAATGCCATATCTAGTTAAATTAGTTCTTGTTTTTACAGGTATGTCTGAAAAAGCTAAATCTGTGTATTGAGCCAAATCTGCTGCCATCATGCGAACTAAACCAGTTTTTTGTGCATTATTCCACCATTGCATACCATTCAATCTAAAAAACATTTGATGTGCTTTTCCAATCATTCCAGGCATACTGTCGTTTGCACCAAATCTTGCGTGAACCTCTCCTAAAAAATTATCTACACCAACATTTAACAAATAAGCTAATTTTTTTTGCTCTTTAGAATTGTAACCTTTAAAAATATCTGAAAATGCTTTTGCATAAGAACCAAATATACCCCTATCAGTTCGTGAATTTATAAACGCAGCTTTTGTTGCCACATCTGAAAAAGAAGATATTGTAGCCATTCCTAATTTTGCCATGTTTTGTATCATTCTTACAGCAGCACCAATTCCTGCAAAATCAACACTATTGCCAAAATAAAGTTTATTAGACCCTCTGGCTCTTGTTGTGCCATCTAGCTCTTTAAATTGATTTTCTAAACGATATTTGTTGATAGTGCTTAAAGCAGTCGGTTTGCCTTTGTTTATATTTTGTATGTGCTTTAAAACTGTTTCAAACATAGATTTTGGGTTTGTGCCAAAAGTTTCCATTAAACCTATAGATTGACCATCATGTATAATCCCATTTACTACTGATTCTGAAAAAGTCATTCGTGAAAATTCTTTAGAATAATCGTAAGAAGATTGTCCATCTTTAAAATGCAAAACTCTTGAAGTGCTTAATTTTTTTGCTAAATTTGAAGGACCTGAAAAAGCGTCAATAGATTGCAACATATTGTCTGGGGAATCTGAACCATCTGTTTTTTGATGATTCCCACTAACTAAACTATCATATATATCTTCTAAAAATTGATCTTCTGTATAAGGTTTGCCATCTTTAAATGCAGGTTTGTTTTCAAAAGTTTTATCGCTTAACTTTTCCTTAATTTTAGAAACCCATTTTGCCTTGCCTGCTTTTCTTAATAAAACCGAATCATGCGATTGCCTTACAACATAATTTTCCAATTCTGTAATTACCGCACCACTTCTGTTTTTCCGTTTAACTAATTGTTTTTGCACCTTTTTTACTATTTCAGCAATTTTAATTGCATCTTTAGAAGCTGTTGAGTTATCTAATTTAGATGGACCATCAAACATTGCTGTGTAAATTAACTCGTCTAAATCTCCACTTTTAAACACATCTTCTAAATCAGCATCTCGTAATGCTGCAACTAATCTGCCTGCATACTCTGTTCCTATTGCTTGTTGCCTTGCGTCTACACTAGACAATCCATTTTCTAATGTTTTAATGTCTCCAACCATAATAGCTGACAGAGCTTCTCCAGGATTATCTTTGTTTGCAACTATTCGTTTCATAATAGCTGTGTAAGCTCTTGCATTTATTAATCTTGATTTTCTTTGTATTGCTGCATTTATTCTTGCTTGCTTTGCTATTTGCCTTGCTAATTTAAAAATATCTAAATTTGTATCATCCCCAGATTCAGCAACTTTTTTAGCTAACTTTTCGCTTAAAATTTGTTCTATTTCTTTTGCTTCATCTTCAAGTATTTCTATACCTGCTCGTTTAGCAGCATCCATAATTTCAGATATACAACTCATGTTTTACCTCTCATAACACAAGTGGCTCCAGCATTTACAGCTTTTTCATAAGATGTAGTAGCTTTTTCTGATAAAGCATCTGCTGTCTTTATTTGTGCTTTTAACCCTGATAGATAATTTTGTGCAACTTCAGGCAAATCTTTTGTAACATTTGGGTCATCTAGTTCTTCTTGTAAAGATAAATTTTCTTCGTTTATTTCTTCTAAAGTCTGACCTTGATATTCTGAACTTTCATTTTTAATTTCGTTTACTTTAGCTTGGTATTCGTCTAAAGCTCCTAACTTATTAACAATTTTAGTTGAATCTTGAGTATTAGACAGTTGCTCTGGGTTTAATTCTTCGCCTTCTTTAACTTCTGCTATTGTTTCAGAAGTTTGTAAATCTTTTTCTCCATCTTTAGAAACTCTGTTTTTTACAGGGTCTTTTGGTCTAATAACTTTTTTTCCTTGTACTCTTTTTTTAGCTATTTCAATAGCATTTATGTGCCTTTCATAAACAGCAAGTGTTTCATCTATGTTTTTTATAACATCTTCAATTTTCTTTTTAATTTCACTTTTCTTAAAAACTTGACCAAGTTTGCTGTACTTTTCTCTTATATCTTCTGCTATGTTTTTTTTCTGGTCTTTTAATAATTTGCCACTTAAATTAACAGTTTCTTTTAAATCATTTAACAATTTTATGTGGTCAACTTTTGTAAGTTCGTCTGTTTTAAGAGAAGTAATTTCTTTTAAATTAAAAGTGCCAAATTCATCTAGTGAAAACTCACCATTTCGTATGCTAAAAGTGTCCACTTGGTAATCTTCGTCATAAATGGATTTAGAAGAAAGACTGCTTTTATCTAATATTTTTTCTGTGCCATCAGTATCTTTTACAACAATTTTACCATCTGGTTCTGTAGAAACTTTAGTAACTAATTTTGGTTTGCCTTTAGAATCATACACAACAATTTGGTCAACTTCTTGGTCTGGTTGTTTTATTTTTACAGTTTCAGATTCTTCTGCTAATTTGCTAATGTTTATTTTTTCATCTGTTAAAGCTTGGCTTGTGGCAGTTTTATGTATATTTTCTCTTGTTGTAGGTTTTATTTTATTTATTCTATCTGACATTTTACCTATGCCGTAATGTAATCCCCCACTCAACACACCCCCTAAAGCAATGTTTAAAAAACTATCCATTAATGTGTAGTCTTTATCTTGTTCAGCAATAGATTGACCTAAAACCAATGGCTCTAAAACCGCAGCACCAATAGCTCCATCCACTAATCCTGTGCTAAATCTTTTCCCCCTTTGACCAAATTTAGCAGCTAATGTAGCACTACGAGCAACCGCTATTGAAGGTATAAAACCAGAAGCAACATTTAATGGGTCTAACAAACTTCCAGCTAATGCTACTCCAAATTGTGCTGCACCCAATCCATATCCACCTTTAGACCTTTGTAAAACATTATTAAATGAACGCCTTTTATCTACTCTTTCAGCAAATAATTGAGCTAAACCTTCTTTTATGCCATCTTCGCCAATCTCTATACCATTTCTAAAATACTCGCTATTTTCCCATTCTTCTTTTGATAAAATTCTTCCCTGAATACCTTTGCCTGTAAATTGTTCTAAAGTTCTACCTAAAGCATTTGCAGGATTGTAATATAAAGTTTCTTGAAAAGAAGCTCCTAATACATCTAGTGTGCCAGTTTTTGCTAAATCGTAATAATTGTCGTTAAGATTTTTATCATATTTTTGTTCTGGTATGTATAAATCAACCATTAAAATAACTGCCCTACTTGGATAAAATGTTTTATTAGGTCTAGTTTTCTTTGCGTAATATTTGCTTGGTTAGACTTTATTTCATTATATTTTTCTAAATACTCACCTACTTTACTAAACCTGACGCTTACAAAAGGTTGTTCCGATACACCAGGGTCGGTTATGCTGTCTTTTCGCTGAACTATATTTCCTAATTGGTCAACCAAATAAACACCTTGATTATCGTTAGTTGTTCTCCATGTGCCCTTTTCTGCTAATTCTTCATAATAATTTTCATTATGTTGCTGTATTCCAGCTTCATCTAAACCAAAAGGAGCAGGAGGAGGAACAACAACAGTTTTTAAATAATCTACATTATTTAGCAATGAAACTGATAAAATTTCTGTAACATTAGTAGCTGTTTCTTCTGTTATGGATTTGTCAAATCTTACAACACCATCATTTATTTTGTTGTTTAAATTATAATTACCTCCAACAACATCCTCAAAAGCTCTATTAGCAGCAACTACAGGGTCTTTTTCTTGACCAGAATCCAAGTAAAAATTTGCAGTATTTGTTACTAAATCACGCATACCTAGTATAAAACTTGCTCTACCTTTTGTAAAACCACCGCCTAAAACATCATCTGCACCAACTCCTAAAAAACTATTTGAATAATCTCCAAATAATTCAGTTGTTTCATTAGACACTTCATTTCTATTTGCTAGAGTTACAGAAGTCTTGTATCTTTTAATATTTTCATCTGCGTTAGCAATGTAAACAGATTTTGTTCTAGCATTAGTTCCAAATGCTGCTAAAAAATTATCTCTTAATGCTATTGTGCCACTTTCAACTAAATGCCTTAAAACCCTTTTTTCATTATTTATACCTTTACTAACCACAAAACTATTTAATGCGTTTGCTTTATCCGAATATGTTTGAGCACCTTCGTATGTATTTTTAAATGATTCTAATTCTTGATTTGTGTGTAATCTTATTTCAAATTCAGGAACTTTTAAATTTCTTTGAAATTCTATTAATTTTTCAGTAGTTACATCTTCTGGTTTTAAATTAGAATTTGTTAAATAATAACTTACTGGGTCTGTTTTAAGTTCTGCTTCTCTTTTTTTAACTAAATTATCAAAAATTTCTAATTGTTTTTTTGTTACAACATTGGGGTTTTCTTTTAACTCTCTTGCTAATTCTAATCTTGCTTTAGCCGTTTCCTCTGCACTTGAAAATTGTATTTGGTTAAAGACATTTGCTCCTACTTTTAAAGCATTAAATTCGGTTTTTAGTTTACTTGCTTCGTCATATCTTTCTGCTAACAATAATTTATTATGAGCATCAGCAAAGTTTGATTCGTCATCTTCATCTACAACACCTTTTACTGTTATTTTAGCTTCTATATTTGCGACAACTTCCCTTGCATTTGCTACGGCTTTTGGTGCTCGTTCATTAATTTCATCTTGTATTAATCTTGCCAACCCATTTCTTTTATTTACATCAATAAATTGTTTATATGATTTGTTAGTTTCTATTAATTTTAATTGTTTTTTTAATGTAGACAAATTTTTTGATTGTATATCGGTTTTTAAAGTATTGTAAACATTAGCATATTCTTTATCTTGTGCTTTACCCCACTCTGTCTCTATTTTTAATATAAACGCATCTTTATATTTAGCAGGTATTTTCCCAAAATTTATATCAACCACTTTGCCATCTTTAGTAGATTTTATTTTTAAATCTTCGTTCCCTTTAATTTTAGCTATGGCGGACTGAATTGACTTGTTAGTTTCTTCACCTAAATCTGCTGTTATAATTTCATTAACAACATCAGATGCTACTTGATTCAATACTGTTTTTGTTTTAGCATCTATTTTAGCAAGTATTGATGACTTTTCTGATGACAATATTTTTTCACTTTGCAAAGTTGTTTCTCGCAAAGAATCTAACGAATCTAAACTGTTAGTGGTATCAACTAACATCATTGTATCGTTTGTTAGAATTTCTTGTGTTAATTTGTCTCTTGTAGAAATATCTAAATGTTTTGTTTCACCATTGTCTTGTGCATATTGTATTTCTTCTTCTGCCTGTTTTACCATCTCATTTCTTAATGGATGGTCTAAAGGCAATTTACTTATTTCTGTTACATAGTTTCTTATAATGCTGTTGTTTAGTTTACTAGCTTCGTCTCTACCTCTATTAAAGGCAGATTGCTTACCTGTTTGTTGTGCATTAGTAACCAACAAAGACATTTTTTGTTTTACATCACGAGTTTGGTTTGCCGTTAAATTATATTTTCCATACCTTAAATTAAACTTTTTATTAAAATTATTAAAATTATTTTGATATTCTGTTGTTGTAGTTGACCTGTCATTTCTTTGAAATTCATTTACTTCATCAACATATTCATTTTTAATTTTTGTGTAAACAGCTTTGGTTTCCGCATCTTTTTCTGCCATAATAAAATCAAATTGAGCTTTTTCTGCTTTCTTAAAAAATTCTACTGTTTCTAAATCAGAACCAACAAATGCCTGTGTATCTGCTTTTAAACCCAACTGTGTCGTTGGTTTTCTTACACCTTTGCCTTGTTGATATACTGGTATTCTCATAATTTACCCCATCATAGTGGCGGCTCTTGCACCACTTTCAATTAAGTTTGCGTATGCTTGTGTTTTTATTTGTGAAGCTCTTGCCCTGCCTGAAGCTCTTGCCATAGCTGCTTCGGCTGTTTTCTTTTGTTGTTCTATACTACTTGCATACCTAATCGCTATAGCATCTAATTCCGTTCCCATAGCTGCATCCCTTAATGCAAGTAAATTACTGCCACCTAGTTGTGTGCCTGATTTACTTATAGCAACTCTTTGAGCTGACATAAGCTGTTCAGAGTTTTGTCTTAATTGTTTTTCTTCTTCTCTTGCTTGTCTTTGTAATAATATTCTTTCGTTTTCTTTAACTTTAGCATCATATTCAGCAGTTAGTTTTGCTGTTTTTGCAGCAGCTTGACTTGCTTTAAATCCCATAATTGCTGTAATTCCTGTAGACGCAACACCAATAGGGTTGCTTCGTCTTGCACTTTGTGATGCGTTGGCGTCATTTGGATAAGTTGCCATTACATTACCCTCGCAAATCTATAATAATCAGAACCATCTGGACCAAACTTTTTCATAAGACCTTCATTCTCGAACCCTAACCATTCCACATACCTAACAGCTTGCTTGTCATCTACATGCACACTTGCTTGCACTCTAGCTAGTTTATTTTCTTCTATCACATGTTGTAACAACTGACTAGAATATTTAGCAACAGCAAAAGGTTTATTGTAAGCCATACTTGACATAAGAAACCATGCTTCGCCTACATTTTGCCACAATCCATATACTCCACCAATCATTAGCACTTTACTTTCTAACAATGCTGTATAAGCACTTAAACAACTTTCTTTTACCATAGCTAATTTTGAGCTTTCTGGGAAATGAAATTGTGTTTCTATCATATCTAAATGTTCTTTCTCAAACTTTTTAAATTTAAGCATCAAATGTATTAGACCTTCTCACTATAGCCAATATGGTCATTGGCAAGGGTTGTGTTTGTCTTATTACTATCTTTGCATCATTATCATATCCTGATGGAAATGATATTTCTTTATCTCCTGAAAATAAAGGCACAGCTTCATCCATAGCCATGCTACTGTCTCTAAAAGGTAATCTGTCTAAATTATCTGTGTCTGGTCCTAATTCCGCACCAACTGTGTTTAAAAATCTTGCTGTTACACCATGTATTCTTTTAATTTTTCCTTGTGCAACCCCATCCTCTGCACCAGCTTCCATCCTTAATGTTTCTACTAATGAATTATAACTATATCCAATATGAACTTTAGATGCACTTCTATCTAATGTTATGCTACCACCACTTACAGTTTTATCTGGATGTGCGGAGCCATCAGCTAGAATTTGCACAGTTTCTCCTTCTAAATGATTTAGACTGTTAATAGTGGTTGTAGCGGTGCTATCGTAAGTTAAACCATTATCCAAAAAGAAAGCATCTGTTACTAAATCATTGAAATATAAAGACTTTAAATACGCAACACTTCTTGCTGTAGACCCATTTACTGTTCTTTTAACACTTACATAAACTTGATCTTCTGCTCCACTTGGAATTGCTGTTATACTTTCTACTACAGGTGCTCCTTGATCTGTGCTTGCTAATCTTGTTGTATCAGATGTTTTTATAGACAAATATCCATAAGCACTTGGCGTTGTTTCTTCTATTGTAACTACATTAGAAGCAGGGTTAGCTACAGTAAAGTCTGCATGTGCATTAATAGCTGTATAAATATTATCTGCTGTTGTGTCGTTGTTTGTGTTTGGTCTAAATCCTAAAGAACTTGAAGGACTTGTTCCACCAGCAGCTTCACTTGTAAATGTAACAGTTGTGCCATCAGACTTCGTTAAAGTAATAGTTGTTCCTGTTGCTATATTACCATAATCTGTAACTGTTATTGTTGCATCTCCAAATCTACCGCCCATTTTATGTTCATGCCAACCTACAGTTGCATTAGCTCTGTCATAAGTTAATCCAATCAAACGCCCATCTGTATGCACAAACCACAATAATAACTCTGGCTCCTGTTGCCAAACCATATCACTTAATCCACCTCTTGCTAAATGGTCTGCTAATACTGTTAAATCAACACCTAATAAGCCGTCTGTATCTAAATCAAAAGTTATTTCTTTTACCTTTTCAGCACCTTTTTGTATTAATATTGTACTGTTTCCTGCTCTTAATGGTTTAATATTACCAGTTCCAAATGTTGTTTCTCTTAATACATTTACATTTGTTGGTGTTACTGGCTCTGAACCAGAACCTCCTGATAAAGTAAATTCAGCACTTGTTGTAAGTAATTGTAAAAATCTTGCAGGTAATAAATGTTTAATAACATTAACCTGGTCTGAAGCTATGGTTACATTAATAGCATCATCTGCATTTGTGCCAGGTGTATGATTTTCAAAATCAGCACTTACAGAACCAAAAATAGTTTGTGGTTGGTCTGTTGTACTTGCAAAATATAATCTTTCTTCATAAAAAGCTATTGCTCTTGGAAATCCAGTTGTCGCACTAAAACTGCCTAATGACCATAAAGTTGTAGCATTGCTACTCCCAATAACACTAGCAGGCAAAACCCCTGCACTATTTTTAAATGTTGCCGTTACAACTGTAGCACTTGTATAGCCAGTTATTTTTAAATAACCAGTTCCATTATGCTGAAACGCCCATGTGATATTATCACCATATTCTTTTGAGCCAGTTACATGAACAGGTGGTGTAGCACCACTTGTGTCTGTTCCTGTGTCTGTTTTCTTGTAAACATTTCCATTGTATCTAACTATTGCGTTTTGAGCATAACCTGTGCTTGCTTTCCATTCATCATGTTCTGCTTCTACTATTTCTCTAAATCTTATTAATCTTCCTACATCTGTGCTTGCAAACAAACTTGCTGAAGCTGTAATTGTTACTGAACCTGTATTTGCAGAAGAATACAATGTAGTAGCCGTTATGTTTTCATCTAAATAAGGTCCATCTGTAAAATCAATATCTGTTAGTGTCCAAGCTGTATGACTGGTTCTAGTAAGTTTTGCTGGTTCATGGCTTTCATGCGAAAGATACAAAACATCAGCAGATTGTGCGTAATTAATGTTAGATAGTTGTGCTGTTGTATAAGTCGTTGTTATTTCTATTATTTTTCCAGCAGCTCCACCGCTTCCATAAGTTGTGTAAGCAGAACTATTTATACCACTTAACTCAAAGGTGTTAGCTGTTTTGTTAGCGACAGTAAATTCTAAATTATTAACTTCTGTCATCCCTACAACACCAGTTATAAACACTCTATCACCATTGACTAAACCATGAGAAGTAGATGTAACAACTGCTGGGTTTGCTTTAGTAATAGCACTTATAGATGTGGTTGCTGCTGTAACTAAACCACCATCTTTGTATATTCTTATATAATTATTACCAAATTCCAGTATATATGCTTGCGTATCACTAAATTCAAAATTAATTAATCTAACTTGACCACTATCTTTTGTAATCCCTGCAAAATAAGTGCCTGGTCTCCTCGTTATACCGCCTTGAGGAAAGACTATCATGTTTTCAAGTTCTTTAACTGCTTCGTTATATTTTTGTAAATCAATCCTACCTTCTAATCGTGGCGATATTTCACCTGCTCTAAAATTGGTGATTATAGAAGATACTCTTGCCACTTTACAACCTTGCGTTTGTGTAGGTGTCCGCCTGTAATTGTTCTGGATAACCCTCTAGTGCATCCATGCTTCTTGCTTCACTTAACCTTGCTTGATATAAAGCATACATTGACTGTGCTAAAGAATTACTACCAGTAATAGCATAAGCGGTTTCTGACGCTAACCTATGTGCTATGGTACTACTTAACAAAGGGTCATACTGCTCTGTATCTGTTATTCTGGCAATATAAATAATACTACAAGTTCCCTCGTTAGATAAAACTTTTCTACCCTCAATCTTAAACATGACATTGCTGTCATAAGCAGCTACATCATTGTTTACATTTGAGTTCCAAAAAGAAACAACTCTTAAACAATAAGGATCGGTTGGTAAACTAAATTGATAAGCAAATCCAAAAGCAGGAGTTGCTGTGTCTACTGCTAATGATGCTCTTTGAATAGAAACATTCCATGTGTGTGCTCTAAAAACAGCATCTCTTACTGTTTCGAATCTTCTGTTACATAATCGTGCTTCTTTTGAATTTTCTGTAAGTGCTGTAATCGTTGCTGCACCTAATAAATCCATTGCTTCGTTACAAATATCTACAACTGATGGCATTTTAAACTCCTGAAAGTAAGGAGCAGAATTAACTGCTCCTAACTAATTTTAGTTTACAACATAGTGTATGATAAAAGACATATCACCTAATGTTCCACCAGTCGCATTAAAAGTTACTGCAACATAGTAGTAGCCACCTGGATCGGTACTCGCACCAGCATCTTGCCAAAGCTGATTGCCAATAGTGTTAATATTAGCTGCTTCAGTTCTTAAATCTGCTACTGCTGTTGTGCCATCTGCTACAGATGTGGCGTAATAATCCTCATCTACAACAGTTCCGTCTGTTTGATACAAACCTACATTGAATGTGCAACTTCCGCCTAACCCATCTGCTGCAACTTGTAGTGCAGTTATAGATGCGTTACTTGGTATTGGTGCAAGCATGACAATATCATCATCTGTGCTATCACCAGCCGCTAGAGCTATAGTGCCTTGAGCAACACGCAATACGCCATGTAGCTCGTGAGCATCACTTGCAACTTGAGGACTAGCTTCAAAGTTAGATACAAGTGTAGAGTTTTTAGTAGTCATATTTCACTCTCCCTTACGCTGATTCATCACAGTCAATCTGGACAATTTTAGCTTCTTCCATACGAGTAGCACCTACACTCATGCAGTAATAAACTTGAGTTGAGTAACCTTTGTCTGCTCTCTCATCTATTCTTGCATTAATGTCTTTGCCAATTCCTAAAGCTAAACCATCTTCCGCCCATGCAAAACATGAACGAATATTGCCTGACTTTGACAATCTGTTTGACACGATAAATTTAAAACCCATGAAGGTGTCTACTTCACCTTGAACTAGAGCTTTTACTGTATTGAAATCAGAACTTGTTACTGAAGTAGTATTAAGTAATGCTTCAATCTGATTAGGACCAACCGCAATATATCTCGGTATAGATGGGTCAACATCTCCTAAATCTAATAACTTTTTAGCTTGTATTAGTTTAGCGACTGACATATCTGCACTTCCATTTGCAATCTGATTATCAGATGAAAATGATGTTGAAGTTGAACCTGTTTCGCCTGTGTAGGCAGTTCCAAGAGCTGCTGTAATGATAACATCATCCATTGCTCTACCCATTGCTGAAGCCGCAGCCATAGCATAGCTAGATGTTGGGTCAATTAACATTTTTACTTTGTCTTGGTCGTCTATTAAATCCGCATACTCGTAATCAGCTAGACTTACTCTACGCCTTGCGTGAGGTGTATCTATCTGTGGAGTGTCGGCATGTCTGCTAGTACGCAACTGTGCTGTTGCAACACCAACTTGGTCAAAAAAAGCATTTTTCCCAGTAATGTTTTCTACACGAACTGCATCTCTCAAACGGCTTCCCATTTGTTGAGATAGCATCTGCACATTCGCAGAATACTGTTGGACAAATGCTGTAGTTACTGAAGTTGACATAATTGTCTCCCTTAATAAAGTTACATTTGAATTTTACAGCGTGCTACCCTTTAACGGACACTCCTAGTCTTTTTAGCTGTCTTAAAGCTATCGTCTATCCGATTGTCTTTAGGACTTGTTTCCAAGCTACCCTGTGTTACCCATTTATAATATATATCAGCAAGTCGTTCTGGATGCAATAAATCTCTTTGCGTTCCAAATTCAACGGCAAGCCGTAAACATTCTAAACGAATTTCTTTTTCTGGTTTTACTTCATTAACCATGAACTAATCCCATCAATTCTTGCATGCGTTCAACAGCACGCTGTCTGCCAATAGGGTCTTTCCTATTCCAATAAGCGTGTTGTTTGTCATTCATAATACTATCTATTTCCTGTTGTGCCATAGCTGGTGTAAAGTTTACATTCTTTGTGCTATCTGAAACTGTATCTTCGCTTGTAACAGTTTTCTTAAAATCGCCCATAGCAGCAAATGCTTTAATAAAAGATGGATGATTACCTATTAAGGTTCCATCTTCTAATTTCATTTGCAATAATTCTGTATTACCAAATTGCTCCACAACATCTTTTGCTAATGTTACTTTAGATTCAAACTCATTACCCCACTCTTTTTGCAACTCTAACGCAGTTTTTTCTGCTTGTTTTTCTGCTTCCTGTTGCAACCCTTCCTGTGTTTGAGCTACTGTGCTTTTGTAATAATCTAAAACGCCCTGTGCTTGTTGTGGAGTTAATCGCAAAGTATGTGCAATATCTGCATATTGTGTGGCTATTTCTTCTGTAATAACATTGCCATCAACAGGCAAATCATAACCACTTGCGGTCTCTGGTCTGCCTAACTTATTGTAAATGTTATCTAATTCCTCATCTGTTGGATTTTTTGGTAGTGGAATTTTGTCTGCACCAATTAATTTTTGTGCGTTTACATAACTTCTTGCCAAATTACCAACATCTTTTATTGGCGATAAACTTGGATGTTCTCTTAATTCTTCTGGTATCATTTCCATAAAACTGTTACCAGAACCACCTTGAGCTACCTCTGCTGGAGTTTCCAACACAGATGGCTGGGTCGGTTGGTCTACCTGTTCAGCTACTTGTTCTGACATTTTCTTCCTCTTTCATCATGTTATAAATATGTAAGATTACTGCCCTTTTACCTTCTTCAAAAGCTGTAGCGTTGGCATCTCCTGCTACATAACTTGAAGCACGCCAGTTACAGCGTATCTCCAAATCCTCTAAAACCTTTTTACCAGCATGGTCTTTAAACACATCCCTATACATTACTTTAAGTTGTGTCATATTCTCATTGCTCATTTGCACCAACCATCCTTACTGCCTGTGCTGCCTGACCAGCAGTAGCAACATCCTCTTGCTCCATCTGTCTTTCCATCTGCTCTTGTTGCATAGCTGCTCTTTCTTCTCTTTCTTCATCAATAGCTGATTGTGGTTTTAATACCTTCTTTGGAACCCCTAAAGATTCAGTTAGATAATTAACCAATCCATCTGGATTAATATGGTCTCCTACTGGTAAACTTTGTGCTAATGGCATTAATATTTCTAACGCCCTAATAACTCCGTTTACTGAACTTGATTTTTGTGCCCTTGCAAGTGGTGATACATATTCTATATCTACATCTACGCCTTGCAACACCTCTGGTGGAACTGATAACATTTCTGCTCGTAACATTAATGCAAACGCCCTGTCTATTAAAGGTCTTAACATTTCATTCATCAACCTACCAAGAACAGGACCTATTACTCTCATTCTTTCTTCTTGTCTTTGTATAACTTCTGTAGCGGTCATATTTGGCGTTGTGCCACTTAACAACTGGTCTACAAAAAATGCTGCACGAATTGCTTGCCTTCTTTGTTCTTCCATTTGTAACCCAATCGGTATATTAGCACCTGTGTTTAATGGCGTTATTGTATCTCTTGAACCAGACCTATAAAAGTTTAGACCGCCTGGCTGCGTTCTGATAGGGAGGAGGAATCCGTCATCAGGAACTAATAGAGGTGGGTCTATCATTTTCTGTGCAGCTTGAATAATTGTTTTAGACATTAAATTTAACATTTTTACATCTGGCAACGCAACCATAGCAGGCGATCTACCCATGACTTCCCCTGTTGCCTTGAGGAAGCGTGGAACTACATAAGGCAATTCCTGAAAACCACTTTCAGCAATTATCATTTTTGTTTCCATGCAAATATACATAGAAGCAAACGGCATGTTTTTATTATCTTTTTTACTTGGGTCTCTGTCTTTTCGTGGCATCACCGCATGTAAAATTGTAACTTCTTCATCAGGTTTTGTTTTAAATGTTCTTTGTATAAATGTTCCAACATTGTCTATCCCAAACCTTTGCACAGCTTGTCTTGCTGATAATTCATATTTTCTAAATACTGTATCTACAATGCCATACTGGTCCTCTGCTACATAAAATTCAGATACATGGCGTGTTGAAAACCTTAATGTATTGTTTTCCATTTCTACAAACATACATCCTGTACCAAAAACAACTAAATCTACATACATCTCATGCACTTCAGTTTCAAAGTTTGACATTGTAAAGGCACGCATCATTCGTTGCGAACTATCTTCTAACCATCTTTGTACTTCTTCATCTCTACCAAGTTCTTCATCCTTCATTGTTAAATGAAACCAAGCACTTGCACCTGATGTGAGCATCCCATGTAATGAACTGGAAAGTAAATCTACTGATTGTAAAGCTGTGCCATCAAAGATAAGCTCCATCTTTTTTTCGCCACGACTTCTTTTTTTGACTATATCGGCTTTTCTTGGCAACATATAATCCGCAAGTTCTTGATAATGGTTGTTCCAATTATCACGCTGACCTTCTATGTGCTCAAATCTAGCGACTATATCTTTTACATCCATCATATTCTTACCCTAATAAAGTTGGTGTACCACCTGTGCTACTCATACTAGTAGATGTTTCTCCCAATCCACCAGCAACTATTGTACTACCTCTACCTCTGCGTTTTTTTCTTTCTGCCGTTTCTGCTTCTTGTGCTAACGCTGTAGCTGTTTCGTAGTCTGTTTGACTTGGCTCCTCTGGTGGTGGTGGCGGTGGTGGAACATAAACTTTAGGCTTCAAAAATGACATAACAAACTCCTATGTAATAGCTTTTTCTGATTTTGGTCTTTGCACAACGCCATAACCTTCTATAATTGTTGCTGCTTGACCCAACCTTTTACTTCTTCTTCTTGCGTATCGTGTGGTAATTGTATCATCTGGCACTATTTCTGGTGTTACTTCTGGTGTTGTAGCTGGTTGTTCTGGAACCCTATAATCTTCTTTATCTGTTCCTGTTACAGTTTCCTTTACTTCCTGCACAAGTTTTTTTACTGGCTTTTCAAATGGTTCCACAACTTCTGCACCAACTTTTTCAACAACATTAATTGTTTTTTTAACAGGTTTTTCTAGCGGTTCTATAATAGTTTTATCAACTGCCTTCACAATTTTTCCAGGTATTCGTGTAAGTTTTCTTATAATTTTTGGAGAGCCACCCATATTATTTTCCTTTCCATTTATGCCAAGATATTTTTAAATTATTAACCCTAAACCAAAACGCTTTGTTATAACCTTTGTTATCTAATAAATACTTAAAATATCTAACACCTTTAAAGGTATAATCTTTTTTTGAAATAAAATCAATCATCCAAACGTCTTTTCCTTGACTTTTGTAACCTTCAATCGGAAATTTTTGTGTTTCTAAATATTCTTCTATATGTTTTTCTGTAGGAAATCCCCATGTGCCAAACACAACTGGCTCATTATTTTCAGTTATAATACTATACTGGCTTAATTCTAATGGTGTTACAATACATCTGTTTATTTCCTCTGGACCCCAAGTTTTATGAATAGCACTTGTCTGCATTATTTTTAAAGCATCACGCAAATCTTTCATTGCATTGCAAATGGATTATACTCATTAACGGCAACAGTTTGTGGTGCTTTTGTCATAGTCGTTCTGTTTTCTAATCCAACAGCTAAATAACGAAAAGCATCCGCAGCGTGAGATGTGAAATCATGTCTTGGTTGGTCTCTAAATATTTTTTTTCTTTCATCCCACTCTTGTCTGTATTGCCGTAGCATCTCCAAACCCTCTGAACATTTGTCTCTATCAAAATAACATTTAGGTAACATCATTCTTGCAGCGTTAATACCATCCGCTATCTTCATTCTTGGAATAACCCTAAAACGAATACCTAAACTAAAAGCCGTTTCTAATCTTGATTTCCCTGAACCCAGTTCTCTAACTTCAATATCATGCGGTGCCAAATGATCTCCCCAATGATAATCTTTTTTTCGCAATACTTCTGCATAATGGTCAAGTCCAACCCCACTATTTTCATAATAGTCAATAACATTAACCGCACCTCCTCTATAAACCTGTGCAAACCAAATTGCTGTTGAATCATTAATTCCTAAATCCCAAGCTGTATGAACTGGTAGGGCAGGGTCATACGGCACCCTTGTAATCTTTCCGTTATCTTCTGCATCTGTTAATAACTTCCCATAGTAAGCACCAATTATCGCTGCGGTAAAACTACATTCATACTCTTGTTCAAACTGTTCTGGTGTCATTTGCAATCTTGCAGCGTCTAATTCCATTTCCTTAACATATCCAGTATCACTTGCTTTTGCTATACGCCAATACCATTGGTCTGAACCTTCTTCACTTTGCTCTTTTGCCTGTTGCAGTATTTCAAAAAAATGATTATGACCTGCTGGTGTACCTAAAAATATAGCCGCACCCTCTCTGTCCGATAGTGCTGGTCTTACAACCTCCCCCCATACTCTAGGGTTTTGCATGCCATACTCATCAAATACACATAAATCTAAATAAATACCTCTTAAAGCATCAGGGTTTTCTCCAGATAAAAGCATAATCCTTCCACCATTAGGAAAATCAGCACGCAGTTCAGTTTCATTAAAGGTAACGCCTGGTATAACACCTGCATAATATTTTACATAATCCCAACTTATTCTTTTTGCCTGGGTAAAAGTAGGAGCTACTAACGCAACTCTTGGTCTTGGAAGTGGGCAAGTCAACGCATGTTTTATCATGTGATTAACAGCAAACACAGTTTTGCCAAATCTTCTGTGCATGACTAACACATTCCAACGCTTGAGACTTTCGTGCATCTCCGCCTGTAAATCTCTTGGCTTATATGGAATCTTTACTTGAGCCATCAGTTTCCCAAACTACTCTTAAAGTGCCATCACTTATCTCAACACCTGTTCTCTGCTTTGCTTCACCAAACCTGTCAGGCAACACCTTTTGCACTTTCCACCTCACATGAGAAGCATAATCTCTTAAAAGGTTAGGGTCATATCTCTTTCTGCCATGCAGACTGTCCTGATACATATCTTCTACATCTTCTAATGCTTTTTCAGCAGACTTTCTCTGTGCAGACTTAACTGTGTCGGATAAATCATTGTCTTTGTCCATGTGTCGGTAAAAGGTAGCTCTGCTTACATTGTTATCTTCACATGCCTTAACAAGCGTGTAGCCGTCTGTAATCGCCTTTACTATCTTGTTTTTCTTGTAGTTGCTAATTGTCATTGTGTGTTTATAGGTCAGTTAATATATATATAAAGTGGCTCGGTGCGTTTGGGTGGGTGCTGTTCCAAATTGCTCCCCCCATGCCTTGTCTTTGCTGTTCTATTATTGTTTTATTTGCTGCTCCTGGTGCTGCTCCTGGTCTGTCTATTGTTTTGCTTGCTGCTGCACCTGGTCTATTTATTCTTTGTTGTTCTCTTTGCATTGTAAAAACTTTTATATTGTTTCTTTCTTTGCTGTATCTAGGTGTATCATGTCTATGTATAAAAATATAGTATTTTATTCTTTCCCTTATATATAGTCTCTCAGCTTTAATTAATTTATTTTACTTTTTTTATAATTAGTAGTTGACAATAATAAACCAATGGTTTATGCTTCTCTTAATTATAACAACACAAGAGGAAACCAATGATATACTTATCTATTACATTATTAACAATTACATGGCTGCTTTGTTTAGCTTGTTTAATGATATCTACAATTCTAATACTTCCAATAATGCCATTCATATTCTTGGCATTGTTAGTGTTTCTTACAATAGAATTGAATAATGAAATGGACAAAATGTAATGACTTATCAAACAACATTATTAATAGCTTTGGCACAATTCTTTTTTATAATGCCTTTAAGCTTTTACTTACTATCTTTAAACATGCCAGGCTTATTCTTTACAGTAATGATGCTTTCTGGAATGTTTACAATAATAACTTTATACTATCCACTAATAACAATTCATAACAACAAATAGGAGTTTTAACAATGCAACATTTTACACAAACTTATAAATACGAAGAAATACAAAGTTACTTTGATGACTACCTAAAAGAAAATCTAAGTTACTTAACAGAAAATTACCCAACAACATATTTAGATGATTTGCATCATTACGCATTTAACCAAGATTATTATATTATTGGCACGTACAAGGCGAAGCAATGGCTAGGCGATCAAGCTTTTGATATAATAAACATAATCAAAAACTATGAACAGGATAATTTTGGTGAAGTTACAACAGATTTTTCAGAACCTGAAAGAGTCGTTAACATGTATGTTTATATTGTTGGTGAGCAAATAGTTCAAGACTACATTAATAAACAAGCAGCTTAAGTTAATCATAACAACAAAAAGGAGTATAAACATGAAGTACCAATTACGAGATATTAAAAATTGGCTTGGAGATAGAGGAATTGATTATATAAAAATAATAAAATCCACTAAATACAAGATAATTAAAAATTATTTATTTCTTGAAGTTGCGAATTTATGGAGACCAGAAGAAAAAAAGACTATTGAGTTATACAATTTAAACAGTATGGTAGCCGAAATTTATTCCAGCTGGGAAAGCTCTGGATTTAATTGGAGCAATAAAAATTTGAATAATATAATATCAAATATAAACCATAATAAATAAACCTATTACAGCAGGAATTATTCCTGCTGTACAAGATTTGTTTATTGCAAATCATAACAACACAGAAAGGCAAATAAAATGCAAACAATAACAGAAGATTACATTAAAACAATAACTATACCTTATATAATTACAGCTAGTCATAGTTATGTAAAAATATCTTATTATGACTTAAAGGGCTTTAATATTAAATTAAATGAATTTTCTAATTTTAGTTTTTATAATCCAGACAACGCTTGTGCATATCTTGAAGAAGATTGTGATGCAAACAAGCTGGTCAAACTTTTAAAAAGTAAACAAATAAAAGTTAATTTTCAAGAAATTAGAAAAGACAATTTTTCTCCTGGAGAAAATAAAAACTTTTATTATTTAGATAAAGTAAAGGAGCAGCAATAATGACTAAATCAGAATTTCACGCATTATGCGGAAAGTATTTAATAGATATAAACATAGCTTTAGAAAATGAAGAATTAATAGAGCTTTTAAAAACTAGAGCAAGTTATAAAACAATAGAAAACTTTTTAAAAGAGGAGTTTTAACAATGCAAAAAATAAACAAGTATATAATAAACCATATAAAAGAAACTTCGGAAACTGGCTACAAGCCGAAACTAATAGACTTAAAAGAAATATTCTATTGTCTTTTGTTTTTAGGTTTACTTGTAGAACTTTATTTTCTTTACGCCATATTTGCATAAAGAGAAACCAGGTGGTTTACTAGCTAGACCACCTTTACCTAGCTTGTATGAGCTTTAAACAGTCATTAAACAACAAATGGAGAAACAAATGACAAGTGAAGAATATTTAAGAAATCAATTTGATAGATTAAAGAAAACAGAGTTTGGTTACAGCATAAAAATATTTGATGGAGAGGGGAACTTTACAAATCAAATGGAGCTTACACCAAATAGAGCAAGAGAAATATTAAAAATACTAGAGGAACAGCAACATGGAAGTTATTAACCTGGAATTAGAGAAAGCACGAAAAGAAGTTGTATCTCTAAAAAATGCAATACTTGGTTATCAGGGTGAAATCAATGTATTGAGAGAAAAGCTAATTCATAAAAGCAATTTCAATAGCAGCATGACAAAAGAGCAATACAAAGCTATCAGAACAGAATTGCAATATTCACAAGATGAGTTTGCGAACTTACTAGGAATAGATAAAATATCTGTTTCCAGGCACGAAAGAGGAGAAAGAGCCATAAGCAATACTCTTTCAATTCTTATCAATAGAATCTATCAAGATGAAAAATAACAACAACAATGGAGAAATAAAATGAAACTATATAGCATACACTATAAGGGAGATGAAAATAACCCTAAAACTTTTGAGGGAATTACTGATAACTTTGAGAAATGGTTAGAAGAACATAATTCTAAAAGAGAAGAAGATTATCACGAAAGAGCAAACGATTTTGAAGTGAAAGAAATTAAATTGTCTTTGTATGACAATATAAAGGAGATTAAATAATGAAAACATATAAAGTTAGTTTTGGTATGGCTAGATGTTGGAACGAGGAAGAAACAAGAGAAAACACTAGGCATAGATTTTTTAATAATGAAAAAAAAGCATGGAATTTTCTTGATAGATTAAATAAGTTTACTTTTAAAGATAAGACTTTAAGAGATTTTAAGTTAATAGCATGGAATGATTTAGAGGAAGTGGAGATTGAATAATGGCACAATACTTAACTGACATAGTAGAAGAAGATGTTATAAAATGTAATGTATGCAGGAAACAATTTGTTGTCGAAGAACTTACTATAGACGATTGGAACTTTGCACATGATGGATATGTTAGAAATGATTGTTGCAGCGATTGTGCAACAACAAATTGTTTTGTAGATGTTTAAAATTTAAACTTTGCTACTATTCATTGCATGCTATGAATTGCATGCTATGAATAGTAACTATGAATTGCATGCTGTTCATATTTTTTTTAAATTTAATTGTATATGAATTGCATGCTATGAATAGAAACTATGAATTGCATGCTATGAATAGCACCATCAGAGATGGATTTTACAAAAGAGAAATTTCTTGTCAATAAAAAAATAACGAAAGAGCAAAAAAAAAAGAGAAAGCTATTTCTAACTTCCTCTTTTTTCTCATCATAACAACAATGGAGTCGTTGACTCACAATAAATATTCTACACTATAAACGAGAAAGTTTGCAAGTTTATTTTAAACATTCCGAACCAGTAGCCGAGTAACCAGCAATATCTACCCAACTATCCTGATGGTCTGGTGTTTCAATCAATCTTGCCATCTTAACTGCAACCATGCACAAAGCCACATCAGTAGCTTTAACTTCTTTCTCTAGTATAACAGACCAGAGAGCAGCTATCCTCTCATGATTAGTCTTAATATCGCCATAATCTTTACCTCTATGAGAAACAACCTTTAATGCTTCTTTTAATAACTGCTCTCTATTCATCTTTATAAACCTCATGTATCTTTTTACTTACATAACCATGCACAAACTTTTCCGCACTTCTTCCAATCCTTTGAATATCAGTAAGCTCTTTAAAAAAAACCCAATATCCCTCAAGAGAAAGCTCAACCATTCTTTCATTGTTCAGCTTCTTCATAAAAGGCATTTGCTTCACACTATTAACAAAACTTTCTTTTGTCTTGTATGACCTGGCATACTTGCGAAGTAACATAGCATCTCTATTTGTCATATTTTCTCCCTCACAATAAAAAACCAAGT